AGTAGCAAGAATTCAGATCAGTATTGGGAGCCATTCGAGTATCCTAAAACACTACAAAAAATAAAATCAATATTTCAATGGAATCAGTCTCCTAAAGAATTTAAGAGCAACTGGGTTGATTATATTGAGGAGGAGTTCGATAGAAGAGATCACGGGTTTTGGTTCTATAATAACGGAGTTCCTACATACATTACTGGTACACACTATATGTACCTGCAGTGGACAAAGATAGATGTAGGTCATCCAGACTTTCGTGAGGCAAACAGAATATTCTTTATATTCTGGGAGGCTTGTAAGGCTGACCCTAGATGCTTTGGTATGATATACCTAAAAATAAGGCGTTCAGGTTTTTCTTTTATGTCCTCTGCTGAAACAGTTAATACAGCAACACTTGCAAAAAATTCTAGGGTTGGAATACTTTCTAAAACAGGTTCTGATGCAAAGAAGATGTTTACAGATAAGGTTGTACCTATATCTAGCAATTACCCTTTCTTCTTTAAGCCTATACAGGATGGTATGGATAAACCTAAGACTGAGTTAGCTTATCGTGTTCCTGCTTCTAAGATTACTAAGAAGAACATGTATGACGATGCAGATGATATGGCTGGTCTTGACACAACAATAGACTGGAAGAACACTGATGACAACTCATACGATGGTGAGAAGCTACAGTTACTTGTTCATGACGAATCAGGAAAATGGATCAAGCCTAATAATATACTAAATAACTGGCGTGTAACAAAGACTTGTTTGCGATTAGGTAGTAGGATTATAGGTAAGTGTTTGATGGGATCAACGTCAAATGCTTTAGATAAGGGTGGTGAAAATTTTAAGAAACTTTACTACGACTCAGATCCGAGAACAAGAAACGCAAATGGTCAAACTAAAAGCGGACTATATTCACTTTTCGTACCTATGGAGTACAACCTAGAAGGTTTTATAGATAGGTACGGTAACCCTGTGTTAGATAATCCTTCAAAACCAATAGAAGGAGTGAACGGTGATTACATAAAGAGAGGAGCTATAGACTACTGGGATAATGAGGTTGCTAGTTTAAAGAATGACCCAGACGCACTTAACGAGTTCTATAGACAGTTCCCTAGGACAGAGTCACACGCGTTTAGGGATGAAAGTAAGTCATCTATATTTAACTTAACGAAGATATACCAGCAGATGGACTATAACGATAACCTTATAAGAGACAGGGTCTTAGTTAAGGGTTCGTTCCACTGGAAGGATGGTAAGAAGGACACAGAGGTTGTTTGGGTTCCTGACGATAGGGGTAGATTCCTAGTGTCTTGGATACCAAACCAAAAGCTTCAGAATAACATAATAACTAGCAACGGTATGAGATTCCCTGGTAACGAGCATATTGGAGCGTTTGGTTGTGACTCTTACGATATATCAGGAACGGTAGGTGGAGGAGGATCTAACGGTGCTCTACATGGACTTACTAAGTTTCATATGGACGATGCTCCTGTGAATCAATTCTTTTTAGAGTATGTAGCAAGACCTCAGACCGCTGAAATATTCTTTGAGGATGTTTTGATGGCTTGTGTGTTTTATGGTATGCCTATACTTGCTGAGAATAACAAACCAAGGCTACTGTATCATTTTAAGAACAGGGGTTATAGGAAGTATTCAATGAATAGACCTGACAAACCATTAAGGAACCTTTCTAAGACAGAGAAAGAGTTGGGAGGTATGCCAAACACGTCTGAGGCTGTTAAGCAGGCACACGCATCTGCTATTGAAACATATATAGAGAAGTATGTTGGACTAGACACAGAGGGTAACTATAGGTCTAGTGATGAGATGGGTTCTATGTACTTTAGTAGGACACTTCAAGACTGGGCAAGGTTTGATATAAACAATAGAACAAAGTTTGATGCCTCTATTAGTTCAGGTTTAGCTATTATGGCTACGCAAAAACATACATATCAAGACATTAAAAAAGATTCAAAAATAAGCATTAACTTTGCAAGATATAATAATAAAGGAAGATTTAGCGAAATAATTAGATGAAAGAAGTAAAAATATCTATCAACCCGTCTACTTTCCCAAGTCAATACGTACCTGACTCTACGAAAAATACAAAGGAATTTGGATTAAGAATAGGTCAAGCTATTCAGTATGAATGGTTTAAACGTGACAATGGTGGGTCTAAGTTTTATAATCAATGGGATGCTTTCCATAAGTTAAGGTTATACGCTAGAGCTGAGCAGTCTGTTGCGAAATATAAAAACGAGATTGCTGTAGATGGAGATCTGTCATACATGAACTTAGATTGGACGCCAGTTCCTATCATACCTAAGTTTGTTGATATAGTAGTTAACGGTATGTCGGACAGGATGTTTGAGGTAAAGGCTTACGCTCAGGATGCTATGTCTGCCGAAAAAAGAAACTCATATCAAGATAACCTAGAGGCTGATATGGTCTCTAAGGATTTGTTGACTAAAATAAAGAATGACTTTGGAGTGGATGCGTTTAGTACAGCTCCAGAAGAGATACCTGAGAATGATGAAGAACTTCAACTGCATATGCAGCTTAACTACAAGTCTTCAATAGAGCTAGCCGAGGAGGCTGCTATCAATACAGTTTTAGCTGAAAATAAGTACGAGGACACTAGGAAGAGAATTCTTTATGACTTAACTACACTAGGTATAGGTGTAGCAAAGCACGAGTTCCAACCAGGTGCTGGTATTGTTGCGAAGTATGTAGATCCAGCTAATGTTGTTTACAGTTACACAGAGGATCCAAACTTTTCTGATTGTTTTTATTGGGGAGAGGTAAAGAGTGTACCAATTACAGAGGTTGTAAAGATAGACCCAAGTATAACAAACGAAGAGTTAAAGACAATAGGTAAGTACAGTCAAGACTGGCATAGTTACTTTCATTCTACTCAGTACTACGATAACTCATTATTTAACAACGATAGTGTAACACTACTATACTTCAACTATAAGACCACAAAGAATATGGTCTATAAGAAGAAGGGTGAAAAGGTTATAGAGAAGGATGACGAGTTCAATCCACCACAAGAAATGATGGAGGAGAGAGGATTTGAAAAGATTGAGAAGAAGATAGAGGTTTGGTACGAGGGAGTGATGGTTATGGGTACTAATATAGTGCTAGACTGGAAGCTTGCTAAGAATATGGTAAGACCTAAGTCTTCATCTCAGAATGCTTTACCAAACTACGTTGCTTGTGCTCCAAGAATGTATAAGGGTAACATAGAGTCACTGTTAAGACGTATGATTCCTTTCGCTGACCTTATTCAAATGACTCACTTAAAGCTACAACAGGTAATACAAAAAGTTGTACCAGATGGTGTATTTATTGATGCTGACGGATTAAACGAGGTTGACCTTGGTAACGGAGCTACATACTCTCCTGAGGATGCATTAAAGCTTTACTTCCAAACAGGTTCTGTTGTAGGTAGAAGCTACACACAGGATGGTGAGTTCAATAACGCTCGTGTTCCAATACAAGAGCTATCTAAGAATTCAGGACAGGCTAAGATAGCAAGTCTTATTGGTAGCTACAATCACTACCTACAGATGTTACGTGACGTTACAGGGCTTAATGAAGCGAGAGATGGTTCAATGCCTGATCCAAACTCATTAGTAGGTTTACAAAAGTTAGCGGCACTAAACAGCAACACAGCAACAAGACACATAATAGATGGGTCTTTAGATATAAGCAGAGACTTAGCTGTAGCGTTATCCTGTAGAGTATCAGATGCATTAGAGTATTATCCATACAAGGAAGAGTTCATAATGCAGATAGGAAAGTATAACGTAAACCTTTTAAACGATATAAAGGGCTTACATATATATGACTTTGGTATATTTATAGAGATGGCTCCTGATGAAGAAGAGAAACAACAGCTAGAACAGAATATACAGATTGCTTTATCTAGAGATGCTATTGATCTTGATGACGCTATAGATATTAGAGAGGTTAAGAACGTTAAGTTAGCTAATCAGTTACTTAAGGTAAAAAGAAAAAGAAAAGAGAAGGATAGGAGAGAATACGAGATGCAAAAGGTTCAGCAGCAACAGGAGGCTAATATGCAGTCACAACAGATGGCTGCTCAAATATCAGCTCAAAAAATGCAGATGGAGACTCAGTCTAAGATGCAGGTAGCACAGGCTGAAGCAGGGTTTGCTTTAGAGAAGTTAAGGGGTGAAGCTGAATTAAAAACTCAGTTAATGAATATTGAGTTCCAAATGAATATGCAGCTTAGAGGCGCTGAAGCAAATATAATTAAATACAGAGAGGACATGAAGGAGAAGGCTAAGGACGATAGGATTAGTAAACAGAATACTCAGCAGTCTAAATTAATAGAGCAGCGTAAGAAGGATTTACCTCCTATAAACTTTGAATCAAACGAGGATACACTAGATGGGTTTGACCTTTCTGAGTTTGAACCTCGTTAAATAAATAAATAATATTAATGCGTATTTTTACGCTGTAAATCAAATTAAATATGGAATTAAAAGTAAAAGAGGTTTCTGGACCAGACCAAAAGTCTGTTCAACAGGTAGAAACAGAATTAGTAGAGAAACAAGAGGCTGCTGTTGAACAAAAAGAGGAAACAGTAGTTGAAGAAAAACAGGATGTTGTTGAAGAGCAACAAGCTGAAGTAGAAGCTCCTCAGTTCGGTGAGGAGGAAGTTCTTTCATTTATTAAGGATAGATATAAAAAAGAAATAAACTCTGTAGATGAACTATTTGCTCAAAGAGAGGCTGATGTTGATTTACCTGAGGATGTTTCTGCTTTCTTAAAGTATAAGAAAGAAACAGGTCGTGGTATCAATGATTTTATGAAACTTCAAGAGGATTTTGATCAGAAGAATCCAGACCAATTATTGCGTGACTATTATTCCGTTACTGAGAATGACTTAGACTCTGAAGATATTGAGTATCTTATGAGTGAAAAGTTTTCTTATGATGAGGAGTTGGATGAAGACTCTGAGGTAAAGGCTAAGAAGATCGCAAAGAAAAGAGAACTTGCTAAAGCAAAGAAATACTTTAACGAATTAAAGGAGACTTATAAGGTACCTATCGAGTCGAAGGTTCCTGTCAACGAGGATGAGTTAGAGCAATACAATGCTTACAAGGAATATATATCACAGTCAAGTAATATTCAAGAGGAAAACGCTAAGAAGTCAGATTACTTCTCAAAGAAGACAGAAGAGCTATTCAATGATGAATTCAAAGGTTTTGAGTTCAATGTCGGAGATAAAAGTTTGGTTTTCAAACCAGGGGAAGCGTCTGAATTAAAAAGTGTTCAATCTGATATCACAAACTTTGTTTCTAAGTATTTAGATGACAATGGCATGATAAAAGATCCTGCTGGATATCACAAGGCTTTAAGCGCTGCTATTAACCCAGATAAGTTGGCATCATACTTTTATGAAAAAGGTAGAGCTGATGCTGTTGATAGTTCTGTTCGATCATCTAAAAATATAGATATGGATGTTAGATCAGCACCTCAACAAAACGTAAACTCATCTGGAATTAAGATTAGAGCTGTAGAGTCTGACAGTGGTAGAGGATTAAAAATAAAAAAACGTTAAACAATTAAAAAACAAAAAAAATGGCTTATACAATAGGCGGAAACGTGAGTTTAACTCCGACTCCAAGCCAGGTAGCAACACCTGGTTCGTACATTACAAACTTTGATTTCTTAAATCAATATTTACCTGACACTTATGAAAAAGAATTTGAGCGTTATGGTAACAGATCAGTTAGTTCTTTCTTAAGACTAGTTGGTGCTGAGATGCCTTTCAACTCTGACTTAATTAAATGGTCTGAGCAAGGAAGATTACACATTAAATATGAAGGTGTTACTTTAGATGACGCTGTAGTTGCTACAGATGATTCTGTTGTAATTAACATCACTGGACACGCTATCCGTAAAGGACAGACTATTATGGTATCTGATGGTTCTAACGGAGCTACTGCTTCTTTTAAAGGAATCGTTACTGCTGTTACAGCTAACACTATTACTGTAGCTATCTATGACGCTGCTGGATTACCTGCTGTAGCTGGTTTATCAAGTGGAGATAACAGTGCAACTGACTTAGACGTATTCGTATACGGATCTGAATTCAAAAAAGGATCTAACGGAATGGAAGGTGCTTTAGAAGCTCCTTTTGACGATAAGGAGAACACTCCAATCATCATCAAAGATAAGTATAGCGTATCAGGTTCTGATATGGCACAAATCGGATGGGTTGAAGTAGAAGGTGATAATGGTTCAGGATACTTATGGTACTTGAAATCAGAGCACGAAACTAGATTACGTTTCGAGGACTACTTAGAGACTGCTATGATTGAAGCTGTACCTGCTGAGGCTAACTCAGGAGCTATTGCTGCTGCTGGAGACTTAGGTAACAAAGGATCTGAAGGTTTATTCTACGTTGTAGAGAACGAAGGAAACACTACTACTGGTTCTTTAGAGACTTTAGCTGATATCGATGCTGTTGTAACTCGTTTAGATAAGCAAGGTGCTATCGAAGAGAATGTTTTATTTGTTAACCGTGCTTTATCTTTCGAGATTGATGACGTGTTAGCTAAGCAAAACAACTTTGGTTCTTCAGGTGCTTCTTTCGGTTTATTCGATAATGACACTGATATGGCATTAAACTTAGGTTTCTCAGGATTCCGTAGAGGTTATGACTTCTATAAGTCTGACTGGAAGTACTTAAACGATGCTACCATGAGAGGTGGTTTAGTTGGTGGTGCTATTGACGGTGTTTTAGTTCCTGCTGGATCTACATCTGTTTATGACCAAGTTATGGGTAAAAACGCTAAGAGACCATTCTTACACGTAAGATATAGAGCTTCTGAAACTGAGGATAGAAAGATGAAATCTTGGATCGTTGGTTCTGCTGGAGGTGCTTCAAATAGCGACTTAGACGCTATGGAGGTTCACTTCTTATCAGAAAGAGCTTTATGTACTTTAGGTGCAAACAACTTCTTCTTATTCAAATAAGAAGTAAAAATAAGTAATTCTTACCCTCGTTATTATGACGGGGGTAATTATTACTCTTATAAATTTTAAATTAAATAAAAATGAAAAAACAAACAGTCCTTAAGGACAAAACCTACAGATTAAAAGGAAATACATCTCCTATTGTATTTATCCTTAACTCACGTAACTCACGTAGAAAACCTTTACTATACTTTGATGGAGAGCGTAACAGAGCTCTTAGATATTCATCAAATCAAAGAACACCGTTTGAAGATGAACAGGATGATAACGCTATAATCCAGCCTGTTGTTTTTGAAGATGGTATGTTATTTGTTCCAAGGACAAACCCTGTTTTACAGGAGTTCTTATCTTACCATCCTGGTAACGGAACAGTATTTGAAGAGGTTGACAATGAAAAGAATGCTGCTGAGGATGTTGAAGTTTTAGACGCTCAACTTGAGGCTCAGGTTGCTGCAAGGGATTTACCTATTGAAATGTTAGAGACAATCGGAAGGATTGCTTTATCATTGAATGTAGATAAAATGTCAACAGCAGAATTAAAAAGAGATATTCGTTTATATGCTAGAAACAGTCCAGTTGACTTCTTAAACACATTAAACGACCCTATGTTAAAGCTACAGAACTTAGCATCTAAATGTTTTTCTGAAGGCTTATTGACATTGAAGAATAAAGGTAAGGATATATACTTTAACTTGCCATCAAATAAAAAGAAACTTGTAAGCATACCTTTTGGAGACTCACCAATATTTACATTGGCATCATTCTTCCAAACTAATGATGGTATAGAGCTTATGGCTATGTTAGAGAATAAGTTAGAAGAATAGATACACTAACATAAATATATGAACCCCTTCAGTAATGAGGGGGTTTCTTTTTTTTGTTTATCTTTGCATAAAATATAGTCAGATGATAAATAGTGTTAGAAATACAGTTTTAGCTGTAGCTAATAAACATAACTTTGGATACATATCTCCAGCTGATTTTAACTTATACGCAAAGCAAGCTCAATTAGATATATTTGAGAATTACTTTTATAGATACAACGAGTGGATAGCTAAACAAAACGCTAGGGTATCTGGAAGTGGATATGCTGATATAGTTAAAAACCTAGAGGAGGTTATAGATACATTTTCAGTAGAAGATTACCTATACAATGTTATAGATAATAAGTATAAAATGCCTAATGAGGATAATAACAGTAGCACTTACTACCTATTAAATAAGGTTCTAGTGTACACCTCTTTACTACATCAAGGAGTAACAGATGGTTTTGATGCAGGTAACGATATTATAGAGGACAGTACTAAAGATTTTTCTACGGTAGGAGTTGGAAACTATGTTTCTTTTCAAATAGGTGATAACATAAAATTTGTTGAGGTTTTAGAAAGGGTTTCTACAACAGAATTGAGAGTTGACTCTGATCTGTTGAATGCTTCAGGTGTTAGGTACACCGTTTACGCAAATCAGCTTACACAGAAAGAATCTGAAAGGGTGTCTCACTCTAAGATAACAATGCTAAACTCTTCAAACCTAACCTCACCTAGTACAACAACTCCTGCGTTCACTCAAAGTGAATTAACTATAAAACTATACCCTGAAAGTATAAGGAATGTAGGTCGTGTAATGGCACAGTATATTAGGAAACCAAAAGATCCTAAATGGACGTATACAAGCTTCACTAACGGTGAGCCTTTATTTAACCAAGGAGCTTCTGACTATCAAGACTTTGAACTTCCAGCAACTGATGAGCCTCTTATTACATCTAAAATACTTCAGTATGCAGGTATATCTATAAGAGAGGCAGATATATATCAGGCTGGCTCTGCAGAAGAGATGAAAGATAAACAAAAACAAGGATAATGGCATACTTAACAGGATACGAATATTACGAAAATAATGGTAACTCTCCGGATGATAAAAACTGGGGTTCATACCAGTACATATCGTTAGATGATATAGTTAACAACTTTATGCTTATGTACGTAGGTAATGACAAGTTGGTAAACAATGTTGAAAGATATAATGTTTTATTTCATGCAAAAAGAGGTATACAGGAATTAAACTATGATGCCTTAAAGGAAACTAAAATAGTGGAGCTTACTGTTTGTGATAATGCAACAGTTGTATTGCCTCCAGACTTTGTAAACTGGGTTAGAATATCCTTATACAAGGAAGGAGTGCTTATGCCTCTGACAGAAAATATACAAACAAACTTTGCTAAGAGTTACCTACAGGATAATAATTGTAAGGTGTTGTTTGATGAGGATGGTGATGTACTTATAGGTACGTCATTGCTTGATGGAGATAGGATTGATGGTATTCAAAAAACACAGTACTTAGGAGATGGAAAATTAAACGGAGCTTTAGGTTACAACATAGAAGGTAAGTGGGTTTTTGATTATGCTATAGGTGCTAGGTATGGTCTTAATACTGAGACTGCTAACATAAACCCTACATTTAAAATAAACAAGTCTGGTGGAGTGATTAATTTCAGTTCCTCTATGGCTGATCAGATTGTTGTTATAGAGTACGTGTCTGATGGTATGGAAGGTGGAGATGATGCAAGTGTTAGCGTTAACAAATTATTTGAAGGTTATATATACGCATACATTAAGTATGCAATACTAAACGCTAAGTTTGGTGTTCAAGAGTATGTTGTTAGAAGGGCTCAGAAAGAAAAATCTTCATTGCTTAGAAATGCTAGAATAAGACTTAGTAACATACATCCAGGGCGTTTACTTATGAATATGAGGGGTGCTCAAAAATGGTTAAAGTAGAATGAATATAAATAAGAATTTTATTGGATCCAGAATGAATAAAAGTCTGGATGAAAGATTAATACCTAAGGGTGAATATATTGATGCTCAAAACATTCGTATTAGTTCAGATGAGGACGGTGAGGCTGGATCGGTTGAGAACGCAAAGGGCAACAAGTTACTATTTAACCCTGCATACGATGGTGCGGCTGTAAACGGAAAATGTATAGGAGCAATAGAGGATAGTAGAAGGGAGACTATATATTGGTTTGTTACAAGCGACACTGTTGATATGATACTTTCATACAACACAAACACTAATTCGGTTATATATCACGTTGTTTCAGAAACCGTATTAAACTTTAACGAAAAGTACACTATAAATGGTGTAAACATAATAGATGATTTCTTATTCTTTACAGACAACTACAACCCTCCGAGAAGGATAAATGTAAATGATTCATATCCTAAGCCAATTTCAGGAGTTGATCAGATTACAGAGGAAGATATATCTGTTATAGTAAAGCCACCTATAGAATCTCCTAAAATAGAGTTACTAAAGAAGGGAGTAAAGACAAACTACATTGAAGATAAGTTTATAAGATTCGCTTATAGATATAAGTACAAGAACGGAGAGTACTCTGCGCTATCAGAGTTTTCAGACCTAGCGTTTGACCCAGGACCATTTAGGATAGACTATGGAAGCTATAATATGGTAGGTATGAGAAACACTGCAAACTCTGCACTGGTTACCTTTAACACTGGCTCAAAAAATGTAGTTGAGGTTGATTTATGTTTTAAGTTATCTAACACAAACATTATAAATGTTGTAGAGAGGTACAGCAAAGAAGATAATGGATGGAGTGATAACGATGATGTATCTATAAATTTTTCAAACCAAAAGATCTACACAACACTTCCTGAAAGTGAACTTCTTAGGTTGTATGATAACGTTCCTAGATATGCAAAATCACAAACAACTATAGGCAACAGAATAATGTATGGTAACTACGTAGATGGTTACAATATAGACACTGTGTTGAATTACGACTTATATTTGAATAGTTTAGATATCGGAGCTGTAACATTAACTGTTGAGTCATCTAACGGTGTATCTTATACAGCTACTGAGAATAACACTGTAACAGACTCTGCTATAGAAATAGACCTAACAGGATTTGAACTAGTTGAAGGAGCAAGTATAATTGTAGATTTAAATATTCAGAACAACTCTTTTGGAGGTGATGCCTCATATGTAGATGGCAATGAATCTACTAACTCTTATGAATATATATATGAGTTTGTTCTACCTAGAGACTATACGTCAGTAAATGACCTAGTTTCAGATGCAGATTTTATTAGCTCTATAGAGATTACAGACACCGCTGACTTCCCTGATACAGTAAGTGATGGATATAGCCTAAGTGACCTTTTCTATTCAAACATAACATTACATGGAAGTGGAAACTGGGAACTTTCAGGTGGGGGTGTTACTACATCTCCAGAAGGTTTTAAGGTTAGTGCAGATGGTTCTAAACTTGTAATTCAAGTACCAGCTGTAATATATGAGGATACTACAAATCCTGGAACATTTGCTTATGAGTACTTTTCAATGTCAAGTACTGATGGTGAGTTTTACAAGATATCTAACACTAAAAGTTTACATAGTAACAGGGATTATGAGGTTGGTATTGTTTACTTGGATGAGTACAACAGAGCTTCAACAGCTTTGGTGTCTAAAGATAACACAGTTTTTGTAGAACCAGAACTATCTGTAAATAAAAATTATATAACAGCAACTGTAAAACACTTAGCTCCTAGTTGGGCTAAAAGATATAGGTTTGTTGTTAAGCAAAGCAAAGGTCCTTATGAGACCATATATGTAAACCAATACCACTATGATCCAGCAGATTCTGCTTGGTGGTTAAAGCTTGATGGTGATAATCAGACATCATTCAAGGTTGGAGATGACTTGATAGTAAAGAGATCTTCTACAGGTCCTGTATTTGATTTGGTAAAGACTAAGGTTTTAGAATTGACTACTCATGAAAAGTTCTTTATAGAGGACACAGATGCTAAAAAAGTACCTCCAACTAGTGGTGTGTTTATGAAAATAAGACCTACAAACTTTTCAATGTCTAGCTCAAGAAAGGAGGATGTAGATTATGGGTTTAAAGGGTTAGCTGTTTCTAAAGAATATCTTTATATATCTGGTATAGCTTACCCCACTTTTATAGAAGACCCTGAGAATGAAGGTCAATATATCGACTATGACATTCCTGCTGGTAGTGAGATTCGTATATTCTTTCAAATAAATCAATTCGAGGGTTCTTACTTTGGGACTGAAAAATTTGTTTTTGACAGAACGTTCATAGCTACGCAGGACTATGACAACTTTTATGACTTCATCATAGGAGAAAGCATAGACTTTAACAACCCAA